TGAAGAAAAGCTCTCACGTTCCATAATACATATCGACTCCCTTACTTATACAATAATAGTATATAGTATAAGCTATTATCCTGTTTTTAGCAAGCTAAAGAGAAATAAAAGCTGTTGCAGGCTGCGGTAACGGCGAATTTGATATAGGCCGGACAGGAATATTAAATATAACAAATCGTTATAATGGTGTGTTTACCTGTTGTTACCTGTTATTACCTCTAAACCCTTGATTTCAAGCCTTTTGCAGCACTTTCTAAGGCTTGTGTTTACACATCTTTACCCTTCCTTTACTGTTACTTTGTGACTACATAGTGACAGCTTTTGTGACACGTTTTACTTGGTGCAATCCATGAGATTAGCAGCTAATTGATGCTGTTTCTTGATGGTGTGTGCATACACATCAAAGGTGATAGACACACTTGAATGACCTAAGCGTTCACTAACAGTTTTGTAATCGTTACCGGATAACTCAATGAGTTTCGTTGCATTTGTATGCCTTAGGGAGTGAAACGTGAAGTGCCTGGTAATACCTGCTTTTAATAAATATCTTTGAAAACACGCTCGAAGAGTACCTCCTGCTAAAATTTTAGTACCATTGAAATCCTTAGAGAATACATAATCATCCTTGTCTGAGAACTGGAAGGATGCTTTGTGTTTTGTAAGAATTTCAATAAGACCTTCTGAGATAACTATAAGGCGATTAGAAGATGCTGTTTTTGGTGTTGAATCCACAATACCTTTCGACAGGGTGACACGCTGATTATCTACATGAATAGTGTGATTCTTGAAATCAACACGTGACCACCTTAACCCTAAGATTTCACCGATACGCATCCCTGTTTCATATGCTATCATAAAGGCTACATAGAGTAGAGATGCAGCATCTGGTTTGTGTTGTGGTTTTTCTTCTAATCTCGTATCATAAGCAGCTTTCAGAACCCCTCTGAGAGCTTCAAATTCACCTTCTGAGAGGACTTCTATGTCACTCTTAGGGAACTTAGTAGCCACCCATAAACAGCCTTCTGTGGGACTCGTAGGAACGATTTTGAGCACTTTGATAGCATAGTTGAACACAATACGTATCAGAGTCAGATAGGCTCTTATAGAGCGTTCTGCCTTGTGTTGTTTACGCATTGCTGTGATGAACTCATCAATATCCTTTGTGGTAATCTTTGAGATGGTCTTTGTGGCAAGATAAGGAGCAATTACCTTTAGGTGGTTTTGGTAGTGGTAGAGTGTTGTTTCCTTGACATTGGAGCGTGACTGCTTGTACTCAATGTAGTTCTTAGCAAGTGCTTCAAAGGTCATGTTCATACTTACTGCTACATCTGCTTCATCACGGAGCTTCATGAAACCACGAAGTAATACACGTGCTTCTGTAAGGCTATCTGCTGTTCCAGAGAGCTGCTTGCGTTTACCATTGACGTAGCCACAGTCGAGCCTTATGCGATACTTATTGTTATCCAGTTTGGTTATAGAACCTTCACCTTTTGTTCTTCTACGTTTTGTTGACATTGTTTTGTACCTCCTAAATTGAAAAATTGTAGAAAATTTTGTGAAGGGGTATTTAAATAGATTTTCGTGCTATTTTCCCCCATTAGTGTGTCATTTTGCCATCATCAGACAGCATACGCTAACCATCTGCACGAATCAGCGCAGCGAAACACAATACCAAGGTCAGCGAGGACACGAGGAAAACAGTGTGAAACCTTGTGTTATAATGTGGTGTTATCCTTATTATAGCCGGGAATTAGCTTGCTGCATAGTGATTGACTGTTTGATGACACAGTGGAAGTCACTATGATTATACGTTCGGTACTAATAAAAGTTCACATATTGTTTACATTTAGTTCCTGGTTGCTTACTTATTGAGTATTAATACTCGATGTTTTTTTTTTTTGCAAAAATTAGTACCAGGTGCTAAATTGTCTGAGAACTTAGTGGGACAAAATGTGTCCCTATGAAAATATAACTGTAATTTTTATCTGTTTTATCTTTTTGCTACATATGGAATACATATGGAATCAACCTGGAATCATTCTGCCACATATAGAATACATATAAAATCAACCTGGAAACACACAGAAAAAGCCTACATGATGTTACATAATGTTAACATGATGTAGGCTTTTTGTTTGGCTGCTATTCTTCTGTTTTCTTATAGTAATGTGTTTGACGTAAACCAATTTCGATTAGTTCCGCTGCTGCTGCTGACTTGCTGCGTAATTTATTATGGTATCTATACGCCTCAATCATTTCTAAAACTTCTTCATCCACTATTACTGTAAATTTCGGTTTATCAGTTCCCATATTATCGAACCTCCTTTGTTATTGTATTTATTATATCAGAACTTCTGAACCATTGCAAGGGAATTTTTTTTTTGTTGCTATTATATGAAGAAAATGGAAATCGAGTATTAATACTCAAAAATTTTAAAAATATGTGTTGACAAAGTTCAGAACTTCTGATACACTATGTACAACAAGTTCAGAACTTCTGAACCAATCAGACTAGGAGGGAACAAAAATGAAAACTTACAAAGAAAACAGAAAACCGTTTGCCTACTATGCTTTAGGCTTCTACATGACAATAGCCGTATATGACATTTCTTATGTAGAAGATGCCGTGTTAGTGGCTGCTACATTCAGTGATGAAAATGGAACAGAGCGCACTAAACTGACCTGGTGTAAAATTCGCTACAATAAGTCCGGTGAAGCGTTCTTCAAAAAGTTTGGTAGAAACTATTTCTTTAATGAAATGGTACGTTTATAATTCGTGTAAACTTGCAGGATACTAGCAAGCTGCTAGTGTCTTGCAGAAGCTACACAAAAGCTCAGACCAACAAAAAGAACTAGGAGGAAACCAAAATGACCAACAACTACAATCTGAAACCACAAAGCGAAATCAAGGACTTTTCAGACCGCATTATTGAGCTAGAAGAGCTGTTTCGCCGTACCAACGATGACATTTTCGCCGTACACGCAAAACGCATTGACCTGCCGGTGTTCGTAACTATTCAATCTAAAGGTAAACGCCGTGCATACGGCTGGTGCTACATCGTACCGAACTGGGTAACTAGCGACGGCGAAACACGTGTAGCGTATGAAATCAACATCGCTGCTGAAACCCTGGGTAGACCTCTTGAAGAAACCTACGTTACCTTAGTGCATGAAATGGTACACCTCTATAATTGTCAAGAGGGTATCAAGGACACGGCAGCACGCTCAGACCGCCACAACAAAAAATTCGGTGCTACGTGTTCCCTTATTGGTCTTGCAAACAAAGCTGACGATTATTTAGGATGGACTACACATTGTCCCTGGTCTGAATCAAGTGAAGAACTTCATGAACTTCTTGAAACCTACAAGCAAGAGGGTAGACCGGAACTGTTGCAAGTAAACCGCATGGATGAAAAAGGTGTCATCTGGAAACCCGGCAAGGGTGAAAATGGTGGTAATGGTGAAGAGGGTGGCGAGGGTGAAAGCAAGCCTAAGAAGAAAAAGTCGAACCAAATCAAATATGTGTGCCCTCATTGTGGTGCGTCAGTCAGAGCTACAAGAAAAGTCAATGTAATGTGTGCTGACTGTGTAGAAATGATGCTGCCAGAGAACCAGGACGAAAACTAAAAACATTGTGTTAGCTTGCAGGGTACTACAAAGCTAGTGCCTTGCAGGGTGGACACAATAGGACACTAAAAGTTGAGTATTAATACTCAATAAGATAACAAGGGGGGAATATAAAATGTTGTTTGAAATGTACGAAACATACCACGAAAAGGTTAGTCCCGATACTTACAAAGGTTCTTTAATTACAAATCGTGATGACCTTATTCATGCTATCGAGGATGCAGCAGGTTATGAATTGGCTGATTTGGTGGTGAAGTATCTTAACAAGGTGGAACGCCAGGCACAAGAAAAGATTGATGCAAAAATGGAAGCAGCGGAGAAGGACGCAACAGAGGCAGAAGAAGCTAAATATGCTTTACATGAAATGGAACGTGCTTTATATGATGTAGCGTGTGATTTTGGTAACATTCTTGCAAGAGAGCGTCTTAATCGTGACAAGTTGCACAAAGTATTTAGAAAATTAATGGATATTTACTGGAAGCGTTAAATGTAATTGAGTATTAATACTCGATTTTCTAACTGACACACGTATAGGAGAACAAAGCGTGTGTGACACATAAATAAAGTTGCACACGTTGAGTTCTCTAAATAAAAAAAAAAATCCTTAGGAGGAAACAAAATGGAAAACAATCAAGTACAAGTATTTAACAATGAACAGTTTGGCGACGTTCGTGTCATCATGCAAGGTGAGCAACCCTGGTTCGTCGGCAAGGATGTGGCGCAGGTATTAGGATATGCTAATACACCTAAAGCCATCCGTGACCATATTGACAATGAAGATAAGCTGACCGAACGAATCGTTCTGGCAGGTCAATACAGAGAAGTTGTAATCATCAACGAATCTGGCTTGTATTCTCTCATTATGTCCAGCAAGCTCCCTAGTGCTAAACAGTTCAAACATTGGGTAACATCTGATATTCTCCCGACGATTCGCCAACATGGTGCATACTTAACGCCGGAGAAAGTCGAAGAAGTGTTGATGAATCCAGATACAATCATCAAGTTAGCCACCCAATTAAAGGCAGAGCGTGAAGGACGTATCAAGGCAGAAGCAGCATTAAAGGCAGCTACACCGAAAGTAGAATACTATGATGAATATATGAAGCGTGAAGAAACCTTTACTGTGACGTTCGTAGCGAACACATTGGCAATGGGACAGCACCAGCTTTATAAGAAACTTAGAGAAATCGGATGGCTGTGTAAGCCTTATGGATGTTCCCACCAAGTAACAGAAGATGCTCCCGAGGATGTGTTTAAAATCGTGCCTGTATTACATACTGGCGGTGGTAAAGGCTCTCAAATCCGTGTGACTGCCAAAGGTATGAAGAAGATTCAATCCTTGTTTGACAAATAGCGAACAGTAGTTTATACTAATGTTCATAATAACAAACAGCCTTTTGCTTAAAAATCCCTTTAGCAAGGGGCTGTATTTCTTATACCCAAAATCAAGGAGGAAACACAAATGTACAACCTGGAAGAATACGAAAACAAATATGGCGAAATGTTTGTTCGTCAGCTTGAAATCGAAGAGGGTTACAAGCAGCTTGCAGCGGAAGCAACTAGCAAGACTTATGAGAACGTGGAAAACTCTACGATGCAAGATGACGTTGCAAGCCAGACCAAAGCAGGACAGAAGTTTATTGCTGCTCAATGGAAACACGTTAACGAAGCTATGACGCTGTTTGTGGATAGCTGCTTGCAACCTAAAAAAGGTTCTAAAGCAAGCTATGTTCTGTTGGTGCAGGAGATTGAAAAGGTTTGTGGTAAAGAAAACATGGTTAACCTTTTTACTCTGACCACGTTCACAACGCTGTTGAATGGTGTGTTAAAGAAAAAGACTTCTCGTAGCACGTTCGCTAAGAATATCAGCGACGAACTGTATTATGAAATCAGCTTGCAAGCCTTTTTGAGTCAATCGGACTTTGCAGAAGTCATCAAAGAGGGTATCAAAAAGCGTGTTGGTATCTCCTATAAACGTGCCTATGTACGTGCTTGCATGGAACAAGGACAATATGCCTACCATGAGTGGGACAAGGAACAACGCTTGACGCTGGCTACATCCTTAATGGAAGTTGTGTTAGCAGCAAGTAACTACTTTGAAACCACATCTGTGAACGGACTTACCGAGATTATCCCAAGTCAATTTCTCATTGAACAATGGCAGGCAAAAACACAATGGCTCATTGATAACAGCTACAAATTTTGCCCTTGTGTGATTCCACCAAGAGAGTGGCAGAGTGTAACCGAGGGTGGTTACTATGGCGAACTTGCTAATCAAACCAAGTTACTGCGCTTGCGTGATAATCGTGATGTGTTCGCTAAACACTACTTTGCAAAGCTGGCTCAGTTAGAACTTACTGATGTTCGCAAGGCTGTGAACGCTGTGCAGAACACACCCTGGAAGATAAACACAAAAGTCCTGGACGTTCTGAAACACGTGGTCGATATGGGTGGCGATATGGCAGGTATTCCGGCTGTGTATGAAGCAACTAAACCAGAGGTGTTACCAGAGAACCCCACGGAAGAACAGTTAAAGGTGTATAAAAAGCGTATGGTAGGTTTCTATAAACTCGAAACACGTAGGAAGTCTATCCTGCTGCGTATCTTGTCACATCTCAGAACCGCTGAGAAGTTCGCTAAATACCCAAGAATATATTTTCCTTGCAACATGGACTTTCGTGGCAGAGTTTACCCTGTTCCTGTGTTCTCATTCCAAGGTGATGATGTTAACAAATCGCTGATTGAGTTCGCAGATGCTCCAGCTTGTCAAGATGAAAACTGTTGGGACTGGTTGTTAATCGAGGGTGCAAACCTTGCAGGTGTTGACAAGGTAAGCTACGATGACCGCAAGAAGTGGGTAATGGACAACGAAGCACAAATTATGGCTGTTGTCAATGACCCTAAAGGTGAATTATGGTGGGCAAACCAAGATTCTCCATGTCAATTCTTAGCGTGGTGTTTTGAGTATGCACGTGCTAAAGAGTGGAAGAACACACATAATGAGTCTATAGTAGGTTTTGTGTGTGGCTTGAATATCGCTTTTGACGGAACGTGCTCTGGCTTGCAGCATTTCAGTGCGATACTGCGTGACCCTGTAGGTGGACAAGCTGTTAACCTTATTCCTGGTGATAAACCTAGTGATATTTATGGTATCGTAGCTGAAAAGGTTAACAAGGTGCTTGAAAAAGATATACTGAGTGGAACACAAGATGAAGAAGCTACCGACAAGCAAGGTAGAACGTACACCAAGCACGGAACACGTAGCTTGTCAAGTATTTGGTTAGCTTTTGGCGTGACTCGTAAAGTAACCAAGCGCAGCGTAATGACTCTTGCATACGGCTCTAAAGAGTACGGATTCCGTGACCAGATTTTAGAGGACACAATCAAACCCGACGTAAACTTGAATGGTGAAAAGTCTGTGTTTGCAGGATGTGACTTTCAAGCTGCTGGTTATCTCGCTAAACTCATTTGGGAAGCTGTGGGAACTACTGTAATTGCTGCTGTTGAAGGGATGAAGTGGTTACAGAACTGCGCAAGAAAAGTAACCAAGCATGACCAGGTAGTTTCCTGGACTACTCCTATGGGACTGCCTGTGCAGCAAGCCTACATGAAGCAGGAAGTACAAACAATCTTCACTCGATGTGCAGGTAAACAGATTCGCTTGTATAGTGCAGAGAATATCGGAGTAATCGACAACAGAAGTCAAGCGTCTGGTATCGCTCCTAATTTTATTCATAGCATGGATGCAGCACATTTACAGTTGACAATTTGTAATTGTTATGATATGGGGATTCGTCATTATGCTATGATTCACGATTCCTATGGTGCTCCATTAGCACAAGCACAACTCATGTATGATACAGTGCGTGAGAGCTTTATTCAGATGTACACTGATAACGATGTATTTCAGAATTTTCTGGATGATATGGAACTTCTTACTGACGAGAAATTACCGAAGATTCCGAAAAAAGGAACACTTGATATTAATGTTGTTAGAGATTCAAAGTACATCTTCTGTTAACAAATGTCCACTGTACGTAACTGACACACGGATAGAAGAAAGAGAACAATATGTTAACCATAAGATACCTATAAGTTAATCTTTTATTGTGTTAATAAAGATAATAACTATAAGTAACCTATAAGTTATCATATTGTTCTCTTTATGTATTAAACAAAAAGAACTTAGGAGGATGACAAAATGGATTTAAAAGTCGGTGAAACTTATGTAATGAAAAAAGCAGAAATCAGTGCTTCTGGTGGCTTTGTGTATCTCAAAAAAGGTGCTAAGGTACGCCTTAAAACTATGGGCGGTAGCAGAGTTCTCGTACAAGACCTCTCAGAAGATATGTATGACGATGGTATTTGGATAACCTCTGTGGATGCTCTGATTCCATTAGAGGACGCTTTGAAGGTCGGCGAGGTATACACTATGGCTAAGGCAGAAACTAACTCCAGAGGGGACGTGACGTTCCTTAAAAAGGGTGCTAAGGTACGCTTGCAATTTTTCGGGAAGAATAGAGTGGTTGTAAAAGACCTCTCAGACACTAAGAAGGGTGATGGTGTATGGTACACAAATGCTGAGTACCTCTTGCCTTTGGAAGAACCGGAAGCAGAAGCAGCAGCAGATGCAAAGAATCAACACTACATCACTGACCACCAGCCTATTGAGGTGATGCAAGCCAACATGACACATGATGAACTCATTGGTTTCCTTAAGGGTAATATTATCAAATATGCTTGCAGATGTGGACGCAAGGATGCTCCCTTGAAAGAAGCTGAGAAGATTAAACAATATGCTGAATGGCTCTGTGTTGTCCTCTCTGACGGCACGATTGACCCTCGTAGCTAACTGACACACGGATAGAAGAAAGGAGTGCATTAAGATATGCCAAGAAAAACTAATACAACTTTAAAAATGGGTGTTAAGCTCGTAAACGATTTTGCGAAGCTCCCACAGAAGGCAAGCGATGCTGCTGCCTGCTATGACATTGTGTTACCAGATGATGTGTACATTGCTCCACACGCAACTAAACTTGTAGGTACAGGTTTGGTGTTTGATATTCCGCAAGGTTATCGTGTGGATGTGTTCCTGCGTAGCTCTGTTGCTGCGAAAACTATGGTACGCCTGGCGAACGCTGTTGGCAAGATTGACTGTGACTACACAGGTGAAATCAAGCTGTTGCTGGAGAACACAGGTGGCGTTCCTGTAAGATTCTACCAGGGTGAACGTGTTGCACAATTTGAAATCAATAAGGTTACTGATGTTTCCTTAGAAGAAGTTGATGATGTAAAAGTTACTGAACGTGCTGATGGTGGGTTCGGTAGCACAGGTAAATAACATTATCGAGTATTAATACTCAATTTTCAAAGGAGGATGAAAACTAATGAAATTAAAAATCGGTGATAAAGTACGTTGTATCCGCAGTGATAAGTACAGAAACCTTGACGGAAAAATAGGTACTGTTGTAGAAGTAGCAGGCTACGTTATTGGTGTAGACTTTGATGAAGATATTGATGGATATACCCTGGGTGGTAATGCACGTATGGGACATGGCTGGTATTTGTCGAGCTATCACCTGGAATACATTGGACGTAATGATGCTCATACAAAAATTATTATTACTGTTGAAGGTAAGACCACCCTGGCTAAACTGATGAAGGGTAGAGTATGTGTAGCAGAAGCGAAGGCTAAATGTTCCCCTAATGATGCGTTTGACCCTTTGGTTGGCGCACAGATTGCCTTGCAACGCCTTGTTGAGCAATGTGGCTCTAAATTTGTAGTTAACTCTAAGATGTTTAATGATGTTGAAGTAATTTAAGAAAAGGAGAATGAAACAATAATGGCTATTCAAAATTATGTAACTTGTAAAGGTAAAGCAATTTATCCCCACCTGCGTACCCCGGATATGTTTGAAGGTAATGACTTAGGCTTTACCATCCGCCTGATGCCCTCTGTTGAGGATGCTCAGAAATTTGAGGAGTTCCTGCTGCGTGAACTGGACAAAGCTGCTGCGCTGCCGGAGTTCGCTGGTAAGCGTCTGAACGCTCCTAACGCTCTGATTGGTATGGGTGAAACCAAAGAGGGCGATACTGTGTTTAAATTTAAGACCAAATCCTCTTATCGTACTAAGAGTGGGGACATTATGAATCGTGTTGTTCCCATCTATGATTCCCAGGGTAAACCCTTGCCGAAGAATGTCGATATTGGTCACGGCTCTATCGTAAAGGTGGCTTTCTCTATCCATCCTTACTACAAGACCAAAACTGTTAGAGGTCTGACTCTGTATCTCAATGCTGTTCAAGTCCTGGAACTTGTTGAGCGTGGTGATGACGATGCTGCGTCCTTTGGTTTTGGTGCTGAGGAAGGTGGCTATGTTGCCCCGGCTGTTCCGAATGAGGATGAAGATGAGATTCCGTTCCTTAATAACCCGGAAGGAGCTGACTTCTAATAGCTACCTCTAAGGCAGCTTTTAGTAGACGTGGTGGTTACCACACGATTCACTCCACGTATCGCAGCGGTTTAGAAGATAACATTGCTGAACAATTAAAAAGCGCAGGAGTAAAGGCAGCGTATGAAAACTATATGCTGCCTTATATTATTCCTGCGACTAAACACAACTATACCCCAGACTTTGTGTTACCGAATGGTATCATCGTGGAAGCAAAGGGTATCTTTGATGTGGCAGATAGGCAGAAACACATCCTTGTGAAGAAGCAATATCCACACTTAGAAATTAGATTTGTGTTTAGCAACCCGAAAACAAAACTCTATAAAGGTAGTAAAACAACTTATGCTATGTGGTGCGAAAAGCATGGCTATAAGTACGCAAAAGGCTACATCCCCGATAGCTGGTTACACGATAAACATCACTACTCCCTGGAAGGTTTAGAGAGCAAATGAGTGTGATTGAGTTCCGTAAAAGGGAATCTACTGAACGTATTGTGGTTCTTATTAAAGACACCTGCTGTGTGTCTTATGAATCCTTTTATAAGTTCCGTAGACGTATGGGTGAGCTTGATGCAGGTGTCCATTATTTTGTGGATGCTGATGGTACTTTACACGTAGCACGTAAAGATGATTGTGTTGCAGGTTGGGAACACAACGATAATACTTCTGTGTACATCTTGGCTCAAAGTAACACAAAGAAACTAACAAGTAGTCAGCGATATGCTTTATCGCCTTTACTTACTGATTTAACTAAAAGATACCCTAATGCAAAGATAACTGAAAGGACTGAATAATCATGGATAACGCCAGTGAAATTGTTGCAGCACACCAACCTTGTCCAGATTGCGGAAGCCACGATGCGCTGGCTGTGTATTCTGATGGTAGTACCTATTGTTTTTCGTGTGAAACAGCACATCAAAATGTAACTGACACACGGATAGAAGAAAGAAAAGTTGTTGGTCATAACTTAATTCCTCCCTCTGATATGACCTTTGAACCTCTTAGAACGAGATGTATCGAAGAAACAACGTGCCGTAGATATGGTTACTATGTGACTAACTACAATGACCAACCCTGTCAAGTCGCTTGTTATTATGATGACAACGGAAACATGGTGGGTCAGAAGTTGCGCTTTAAGGATAAGCATTTTACTATCCTCGGTAAAATCTCTAAGAGGTTCTTTGGTCAACATCTTTTCAATAGTGGTAAAAGATTAGTGGTTACGGAAGGTGAGATTGATTGTCTGACTGTTTCTCAAATTGGTGGTAATCGTTACCCTGTTGTGTCTATACCGAATGGTTGTACATCCGCTAAGAAAATCTTCAATGAGAACCTTGAATGGCTCAGTAACTTTGAAGAAGTGATTGTGATGTTCGATATGGACGAACCGGGAAGAAAAGCTGTTGAGGATGTGTGTCGCATTTTGCCCTATGGCAAACTCAAAATAGCTAACCTGCCACTGAAAGACCCTAATGAGTGCTTGCAGGAACATCGTGCAGGAGCTGTTCTTGATGCAATTTTCCAGGCAAAATCATACAAACCAGATGGAATCATCAATGGTGATGAGTTGTGGGAAGTGCTGCGTGATGAACCGGACACAGAGCAAGGTTTTTCTTTGCCCTGGGATATTCCGTTGCAAGAGAAAACACAAGGCTTACGCAAAGGTGAGCTTATTGTAATAACTGCTGGTACAGGTGTAGGTAAAACCACATTTGTACGTCAGATTGCCTATCATTTAGGTGTCAACTTGAACCTAAAAGTTGGTATGTTGATGCTCGAAGAAAACATCAAAAGAACTGCTAAAGGACTGATGGCTGTTCATGCAGGTAAAAGGTTGGCACTGAACCGCCACCTCGTTACCGACGAAGAATACGAACAAATCTACAAGGAAACACTCGGTAATGGTAATTACGTGTTCTTTCAACATTTCGGAAGTCTTGAAGCAGACAATTTGATGAGTAAAATCCGCTACCTTGCTGTTGCTGAACAATGTGACTTCATTGTGTTAGACCACATCACTATTGCTATTAGTGGTTTGGATATTGACAATGAGCGCAAAGCGACTGACGTTCTGATGACCCAACTGCGTTCTCTTGCTGAGGAAACAGGTGTGGGAATGTTGATTATCAGTCACTTGAAGCGTGTTGAAGGCACACCAGCCGAAGAAGGTGGCGCAATATCTCTTAGTCACCTGCGTGGTTCACAAGGTCTTGCACAGCTCTCAGATGGCGTGTGGGCGTTAGAGCGTAACCAACAGGATGATGATGAAAACAAGAAAAATACTGTAAGGATTCGTGTGTTAAAGAGTAGACACACAGGTGAAACTGGTATCGCAGGTTATCTAAGGTATGACAAAGAAACTGACCGCCTGGAATCAACCGAAGCACCCAGGAGTATCAATCCTTTTGAAAGTGGTGATGTAGATGAAGAAGGTGACTTCTAAAAACACAAATAAAAGAAAACAACACTATCGTAAAAGCACATTCAAACTTGCTGAGTGTGTTTCAATGATGGACTTAATGGAAGCTGACGCTGAACACGTTGGCTTATTTTTCTATGTAGCTGATAAAGTCATGGAGGTTAGAGAACATGAAATTGCCCGTTGTGAACGTAACAGTTAGCATGAACGAACTGCCAAACCATATCGCCGTTGCTGTTGAATTTGGTAACTGCAAACAGAAGTGTCATGGTTGCCACAGTGAGTGGTTATCTATTCCGTTGCCGAAGAAATCCTGGATGGAATTAGAGGATTTGATGTGTCTGATTAATAAACAGGTGAAGCAAGGTGCTGATGCTATTGTGTTGATGGGTGGTACTAATAATGGTGTAGAGCCTAAAGAGCTGATTGAAGCTATCAACATTCTGTCCCACTATGCCCCTGTTGGTTTGTACTCTGGCTTGCCTGTCCATGCAGCTATCCATGAGAGTCTAAAAGCTGACGATGTGAAACTATCATTCCTAAAAGTTGGTGACTACAAAGCTAAATTAGGTGGTTTAACATCACCTGGTACTAATCAACGCTTTTACCAAAAGAATGGTGAAGGTGTATGGGAAGATATTACGTTCCTGTTTTGGGAAGATTAAATTGAGTATTAATACTCGATTCTAAGAAAGAGGATTGATAATGAATATTAATAAGAAAATTGATTTCATTCACAATTTTATTAGAGCGTCCAATCCTGCTACTGGTAGTGAAGTTGATAGTAACGCTAATGTTACTGTTAAATCACTGGCGGTAATGGAAGCGGAACTCTTTAAGCGTGATTTTATTTCTGTAAACAGAGCTATGGTAATGCGGAAACTGCGTGTTATGTATGGTGATTCTGTTGCAGAGCAATACTACAAGGACATTAAAGACCATCTAATTTACATCCATGACGAAACTAGCTTGCGTCCTTATTGTGTTTCTGTGTCGCTCTATCCGTTCCTGTTAGAAGGCACGAAGAATCTTGGTGGTGCTTCTAAAGCACCTACGAACCTGCAAAGTTTCTGTGGTAGCTTTGTGAACCTAATCTACCAGATTGCTAGTGACTTTGCCGGAGCTGTTGCGACTGTTGAGTTCTTAATGTACTTTGATTACTTTGCTCGCAAGCAATATGGCTATGGTTATCTTGCACATCACTACAAAGAGATTGCGCAGGAGTTTCAAGGTGTTGTATATGCCATGAATCAACCTGCTGCTGCTCGTGGTAGTCAGTCTGTGTTCTGGAACATCTCTGTGTTTGACAAGGGGTACTTTGAGTCCCTGTTCGGAGAGTTCTATTTCCCAGATGGTTCTAAACCAGACTACACAAGCGTGAAGCGTTTGCAGGAAATGTTCATGTATTGGTTTGCACAAGAGCGCACTAAGGAACTGCTGACTTTCCCTGTGCTGACTGCTGCATACCTTGTTGATAAGGAAACACGTAAGCCTGTTGATATTGGCTTTGAATATTCCCTTGCTAAATCAATGAGTGATGGACTGAGCTTTTTCCACTATGAGTCTGATAGTGCTGATAGCCTTGCGTCCTGCTGCCGACTGCGTAATGAGCTTGCAGATAACACATTCTCTTACACCCTCGGTGCAGGTGGTGTGTCTACTGGTAGTTATCAAGTAATTACCATTAATTTCAACAGACTGTATCAACGTGGTTACAGTTTGATTGATGTGGTTCAGAGGGTTCATAAGTATCTTATGGCTTTCCGTGCTATTGTTTCTGAATACATCGAAGCTGGTTTGCTGCCCTCTTATAGTGCAGGTTATATTAGCTTAGATAAACAGTTTGGTACTATTGGTATCAATGGTGCTCTTGAATCATTTGAATACTTGCGTACTACTGGTTACAAAGGTTCTTTCAAAGAACACTTGCAGCAAGACCTGTCAATCATTAAGGCTCTCAATAAAGAAGCACTGACTCAGTATGGTGTTCGCTTTAACACAGAATTTGTCCCGGCTGAAAACCTTGGTGTGAAGAACGCTAAATGGGACAAAGAAGATGGACTGTATGTTCCTCGTGAATGTTATAACAGTTACTTCTATCCTGTTGAGGACACTAAGATGACTGTGTTGGATAGACTTGATGCCCATGCTTGGGATGTTTCTCAGTTCCTTGATGGTGGTGCATCTTGTCACCTTAACTTGGAGCAACTGCCATCCCCACCGCAAGCGGTAAAACTTATTGAGCTTGCAGCGAAGAAGGGTGTTCCTTATTGGACTACCAATGTACTGTGTACGATTTGTAAAGACTGTGAACGAATTGACCCTGTAACACGTCAGACCTGCAAATACTGTGGTTCTAAGAATCTCGATTATGGCACACGTGTTATTGGTTACTTGAAGCCTATTTCAAGTTTTTCTGAGGGTCGACAAAAGGAAGCTGCTATGCGTAGCTACATGAAAGGAGTTTAAATAATGCTTGAAATTCTATCTTATCTTGTGAAGGTTCTTACTGACCTGCTGTTCTGGATGCAGAACAAAGAGCAGGATGCAGCGGTTCGCCGTATCGCAACTATCAACAAAGTCATCAACGCTTACGCAAAGAGCATTGAGCGTTTGGAGAAAGAAAGAGAAAACGTAGAAAAGAAATATTTTTCTGAGGGTGAATAATCATGCTTGCCTTTTTCGATATAGAAACCAATGGGTTGTACTATGATGTAACAAAGGCACATTGCATGGTAATCATCTTTGATGACAATGGAAAATTGACCACTAAGAAATACCGCCCTAATGAAGTAGAGCAAGGTGCAAAAGACCTGCTTTCTGTGCTTCAAAAGGGTGGTTTTATTATTGGTCATAATGTTATCAACTACGATATTCCTGTTCTTGAAAAACTGTTTCCAACATCTTTCGTGTTACCTCGTGAACTCAGACCGCAGGTGATTGACACCCTTGTGCTGTCACATTTGATGTTCAGTGACATTGCCGATAAGGATTATGGACTTGTCCGTTCCAACAAGCTACCTGCTAAGTTGATTGGTTCGCATAGCTTGAAAGCTTGGGGTTACCGCTTAGGTGAACTCAAAGGTACTTATAGTGAGGAAACGGAAGATGCTTGGGCAGACTTCAATGAGGATATGTTGTCCTACAATGAGCAGGACGTTGTTGTAACACGTGCCCTGTACAACTATTTCAACACAATAAATTACCCTCCTGCTGCTATCACTTTGGAACATGAAGCTCAGTGGCTGATGGCGCAACAGGAGCGAAATGGCTTTACTTTTGATGTGTTCAAAGCACAAGAATTAGAGCTTAAATTACGTGGTCGACACGCTGACTTGAAAGCAATGTTGGTTCAGAAGTTACCACGTATTCCCGACAAAATCTTTATTCCGAAGCGTGATAACAAATGTCTTGGTTACAAGGCTGGTGTTCCGATTCAGCGATATAAAGATTTGAACCCCAATAGTCGCCAACAGATAGAGTGGATAATCACACAGCACTTTGGTTACAAACCGAATAATGCTGAACTCTTTGAAGATGAGCGATTGAAGATTGATGATATTACCTTTGCGTACATCAAAGCTGACTTAGATGCACCTGCTGAACTACGTGAGATTGCAGGAGTCATGGAAGAATACTTGATGCTCTCTAAGCGTCTTGGGCAACTCATTGACGGCAAGTGGGGTTGGCTTAAATGTGTTCGTGAAGATGGACGTATTCATGGTTGTGTTAACCCCTGTGGAGCTGTCACAGGTAGAGCAACACATAGTAGTCCTAATGTAGCACAAGTTCCTGCTGTCGGTAGTCCTTATGGTCACGAGTGCAGAGAGTTATTCACTGTGCCTACCGGGTGGTATCAAGCTGGCGTAGACGCTAGTGGTTTGGAGCTGCGTTGCTTGGCGCACTTTATGTACCCATATGATAACGGAGCGTATGCTCACGAGATTCTTAATGGTGACATACACACCGCCAACCAGAAAGCAGCAGGTCTACCAGAAAGAAACCAGGCTAAGACGTTCATCTATGCGTTTTTGTATGGAGCTGGTGACGAGAAGATTGGCAAGATTGTTCATGGTGATGCGAAAGATGGTAAGCGTTTAAAGAAAGAGTTCTTAAACAAAACACCTGCTATCGCAGAGCTTAGAGCTGCCATTGAGAATACTTTGGTTGCACAAAGAGGTTTCAAAGGTGAAATCAAAAAGTGGAAGCGTAAGTATCTAAAAGGTTTGGACGGCAGACCTTTGCACGTGCGTTCTTTACACAGTGCATTAAACCTGCTGTTGCAATCCGCTGGTGCTTTGGTTTGCAAAAAGTGGATTGTGTTGACTGAACAAAACCTGTTGAAGCGTGGTCTGAAACATGGTGAGGATTTCCTGTATATGGCGTGGGTACACGATGAAATGCAGGTGGCTTGCCGGACTAAAGAGATTGCTGGGATTGTTGTTGAAGAAGCACAATCCTCGATGAGAGAAGCACAGCGATACTTTGGGTTCAGAGTGCAGCTTGATACAGAAGGAAAAATTGGAAAGAACTGGGCAGATTGCCATTGAGTATTAATAATCAATTTTTGGAGGGATAACAAATGCCTAAGAAACTTAAAGGTATCTTCTGTCCTAAGTGTCGGAAGAAGCTCATTAAGGAAGCATATGTTGACATAGTAATTACTTGTTCCTGTGGTCATCAAATGAAAGTGAGAGGTACACAATGTTTAGTTTCCCAACAATCCTGTTTGTAATTTGCACAGCCTACACAGCAGCCTTTGATGAATGTGGGAAAACCGATGGTATAACAGCCAGCGGTCATCCTGCTATTCAAGGTGTTACTGTGGCGTGTGATGGTTTACCACTTGGCACTGAGGTGGTCATTGATGGTAACACATATATCGTTCAAGACCGCTTTGGTGCTGGTCATGGTAAGCACCGCATGGATATTTACATGGAACAAAAAGCGGATGCCTTTAAATTTGGCAGACAAGTAAAAATTGTGGAGGTTAAAAGTGATAAAACAAAAACACAGCAACAACGAAGTTTATTTGATTCGCAAGGGAGCAACAGTTACTTTCCCTATTGTTAAGCTGAGTCCGATTCGCTTGCAAGGCAGAATCAATCGTATTCGTGTTGAGATTGAGGGAACTGATAGCAAGATGTATCTGGTAGACCCCTCTGATGTATTAATTGTAGATGAAGAAGGAGGACTGACGTTCAATGTCAACCGCAACGCTTGTATCAGTAACACCTAACTACATGGAGCTTTTGAAGCTGGCGTGTAGTAAACCTTATGGAAACGATGTGTCCGACAAAGGTATTCAACACATCATCAACAGCGGTCACTTGTCTGTCTTGGAGCACTGTTATGCTTCCTTTGAAGTCGAGTGTTCTGTACGTGTGTTAGGTCAACTGACACGCCATCGCCACCTGTCCTTTACCTGTAAGAGTGCAAGAGGTAGTAAATTTGATGTGTTGGAGTTACCGCATGGTGACTTTGCTGTTTTCAAGGATTTGAGTGGTGTTGCTATGATTCCGTATCAAAAGGCACTTGAAGAAGGTGTACCGGAGCAAGATGCTGCCTATTTGTTACCACAAGGCGTCCGTACATCCATTGTGGTCACTGGTAACTTTCGTGCTTGGTTTGAGTACCTACCGAAACGCCTGTGTCGACGTGCAATGCCAGAACACAGGGAATTAGCTGAGCAGATTCACAAAGAGTTAGCAAAAGCTGTTCCAGAAGTGTTCGATAGAGGTTTTATGAATTGTCTTAACTGTAATGAAAGGAGCTGTGAGTTTAAATGAAACTTGCTTTGAAGATTGGTTTGGGTGTTATCGCTGCTATTCTTTTTGTTTACGCTATGTACGCTGCTGTTATCCTCGGTGGTCTGTACTTCTTGATGAAACTCTTTTTCTAAGATTGTGAGGTAATAACTGTGAAAGTAAAAGAACATTTAACTAACACAGCCGATAAGTTTGGCTATGAAATCAACAAAGACCGCTTACCACTGCTTACTGAGAAGTTCCGTAAGCAAGTGGAGAAGTATGGTGATATGTACTGCCCCTGTCAGAACACACAGACTCGTGATACTGTGTGTCCCTGTAAGTATATGCGTAAGTATGGTGCTTGCCGTTGTGGTCTGTACAAGGAGTTGAAATAGATGGCAGCTTACTTTGACATTTGTGATATTGTAGGCAGAGATAAAAAACATTTGGTACAACTCTGTCTACCATTTGAAAAACTGAAACCGAAGGAATTAAAGTACCCTCTGTTGGTGAGTGAGAAGATGGATGGTGTATTTGCATTTGCGCTTATCGGTGATGGTGAGTGCTTTATTTTCAGTCGTACTGGTGAAGAATACCTGTCCCTCGAACACCTTAAAGCACCTCTGATTGAGCTTTATAATGAGCTTGAATGTGAAGTAATTATCTTTGAAGCATACGCAGAAGGTGTACCGCAACCAACTATCAGTGGCTGGTGTCGCGATACAAAGAAACAACACCCCGAAGTTGAAGCATACATCCATGATGCGCTAACCCTTTCGGAGTTCATTGCTGCTGATACCGCTGATACCTACTATGTACGTGCTAATTACTTAAAGTTACACCCAAGTAACAGTCCATATCTCCATCTGATTCCGCAGTTCCACGTAGAGTGTGAACAGGCTCTGATGGCTCTGGCTGAATCCGTATGGGCGAGAGGTGGCGAAGGCGTGGTAGCTCGTACTGAGTTCGGTGGTTACTACCCCGGTAAACGTAATGCCTACATGGTGAAGCTCAAAAAGGGTGTATCTTTTGACCTTAAAGTAGTTGGTGTTGAGGAAGGTACAGGGAAGTATAAGGGAAGCACAGGTAAGCTCATTTGTCAAGACCGAAATGGAAAAACTATTAAGGTTGGCTCTGGTCTGACTGATGAACAACGTGCTACATGGTGGTCACCTTATGGCTACGATGAGATTGTTGGTAAGGTGGTTCAGATTGATGCTATGGCTGTGAGTACCAAAGGTGTCCTGCGTGAACCACGTTTTAAGGGTATTCGCTACGATAAGAAAGAGGTGGATGCTATTGTTTGATACAGATAAAAATCTAAAGATTCTGATTGATGCAGATATGATTGTGTTCCGTTCCTGTGCTGCCTGTGAAACACCGATTGACTGGGATTGTGACTTAACCACACTTCACTGTGAACACGCAGAAGCAGAGAAACTTGTAGATGACACAGTGATTTCCATTGTTGACAAGGTGCTTGACCACTACAAATATGCAGGTGAGTATGAGATTCTGATGTGTTTCAGCGATGAAGAAAATTTCCGTAAACACATCCTCCCATCTTACAAAGCGAATCGTGTGGGCAAGAGGAAGCCTTTAGGTTACTCAAAGGTAGTCGAGTGGGTGAAAGATAACTTCACGTGCTATCAGAAGCCTACCCTGGAAGCTGATGACTGCATTGGTATCCTTGCAACTCTGAATCCTAACAGCTCTATTATCGTGAGTGGTGATAAGGACTTCAAGAGTATTCCAGGATGCTTCTATAACTTTCTTAGTGATACCTATTATGAAATCAGTGAGGAAGAAGCAGATTATAACCACTTGTTCCAAACACTTATCGGTGATACCGCTGACAACTACAAAGGTTGCCCTGGTATTGGTGCTGTGACTGCTAAGAAAATTCTTGATGCTGACCCTACATGGGAAGCACTTGTTGCTCAATTTGTCAAGAAGAAATTGACTGAATCTGATGCGCTTTTACAGGCACGTGTTGCCAGGATTCTGCGTAAAAGTGATTACGATTTCAAAACACACAAACCTATTCTGTGGTTACCGAAATCTAACTGACACACATATAACCAAAGTGTCTTACTGACACACGGATAGAAGAAAGGAAACCATAAGTAACTTATAGTTATCGTTATTGTGTTAATCATAAATAACTATCTATAAGTTACCTAATGGTTAAGGTTATGGAACAATGAGTAAACTTGATGATGACTTAAAAGTCCCTTATATCTCTGCTGAACTTGTTGAGTATTTAAAGATTGTGTTTAATCCTAACAGTTTACTTGACCACCAAGCAAGTAGCGCAGAAGCTCTTGTGGGTTATATGCAAGGATGTAGGGATATTATTACACACTTGCAAATGTTGCGAGAAGCTAAGGAGGATGATTAAACAACGATGTGTTGGAAAATGCCTAAAGTACAGACCCCATCTATCCAGGGTAGTCAACTTGTACCACAGACGGATGCAAAAGAACCAGATAGTCCGCTTGCAGGTGGCTCAGATGATACCTTTAATCAGAAGAAAGGGCGACAACAACTGACTATTCAACGTAATAGTACATACAATCCGACAAACTATTAAGGAGGTTATGACGAATGTGTGGTAAGAAACCGAAGGTGCAAGCTGCGACACCTGCTGCCCCAGTTAGCGCACCGATTGAACAACAGCTTACTAGCATTGACACCGAAGGTACTAAGCGCAAGAAAACTAAAGGCAAGAAAAGTCTTGTGGTTGGTACTGCTGCTAAGGGTACTGGTGTGAATATCTAATGGCTGACAAAAGTAAATCTAAGTTTCCTGTGATGGACTTATCAGACCCTCAACGTGAAACAGCAAAGGCTGTGTATGACCGCTTGAAATCAGAGCGTGACCAATACACAGACAGAGCTGAGAAAAATGCAGCAATGACGATTCCTGCGCTGTTTCCGAAAGAATCTGATAATGAATCTACAAGTTATCTAACACCTAACCAATCCATTGGTGCAAGAGGTGTTAACAACTTAGCCAGCAAATTGATGTTGGCTCTCCTGCCACCGAACAGCACGTTCTTCCGTTTGACACCTACTGATGCCATCACAGCACAGTTAGCTGAACAACCGGAACAGTTGCAGGAGATTGAAAAGGCACTCGAAAAATTGGAGCGACGTGTTGTTCGTTATATTGAAACCGAACAGATTCGAGTGACTGTGAAAGAAGCACTGAATCAACTGCTGGTAGCTGGCAATGCTTTGTTGTTCCTCCCTCCGTTGGAAGGTGGCGCAAAGTTATACCGCTTGTCCAACTATGTGCTTCAAAGAGATGCCTTAGGCAAAGTGATTCAACTTGTAACTGTTGATACCTTAGCCTTTGCAACTCTCCCAGACGAAATCCAAACCCTTGTTGCGTCTGATGGTGCAACACATGAACCTACTGAAAGTGTGAATGTATACACACACGTATATCTTGACACAGACCAATACCTTTCTTACCAAGAGGTCAATGGTGAGATTATTGATGGTAGTGAGCAATCATTCCCTGTAAATAAATCTCCGTGGATTGCCTTGCGTATGGTGAAGGTTGATGGTGAGAGTTATGGGCGTAGCTATGTTGAGGAATATCTCGGTGACTTAGAGAGCCTTGATGTTCACACAGAAGCTCTGCGTAACCTTGCTGCTATCACTGGTCACATTCTGTACCTTGTGAATCCCACAGGTATTACACAAGTCCGTAGGTTAACCAAAGCTAAGTCAGGTGCTTTTGTGCCGGGTAGGGTTGAGGATGTACAAGCCTTGCAGACCAATAAAAGCAATGACCTGCAAGTATCACTTCAATACGTACAGTCTTTGGAACAACGTCTTGGTTATGTGTTTATGCTCCAATCTGCGGTTCAACGTGATGCAGAGCGTGTTACCGCAGAAGAAATCCGTTACCTTGCTGGGGAACTTGAAGATACCTTAGGTGGTACTTACAGTATTCTCAGTCAAGAATTACAGTTACCTCTGGTAAGGCGCATAATGGCTCAATTAGAAAGTATGGGTGAGATTCCTACATTACCAGAAGAAACTGTTGAACCCACGATTACCACTGGCTTAGAAGCTATCGGGCGTGGTCACGATTTGAACAAACTACTGACTCTCAAAGATATTATTGCTTCCACACCCGGAAGTGAGAGTTGTTTGAGAACTAACACGTTCATTGCTATGTGCGCTACCGCTCTTGGTATTGATACTGAGGGTCTGTTGAAAACTGATGAGGAAATCATGCAGGAACAACAGCAAGCAATGATGATGCAGATGGCGCAACAGGCAACATCTCCGTTGGCACAAGGTTTTGTTAATGCCAACATGGAGCAGCCACAACAACAATAACTAGGAGGTACTAATGGCTACTATTGAAGTACAAGAACCTGCTGAACAAACCGAAGAACAGCAGCAGGAAACAATTACTGAAACCGATACCACCGAGGTAGAGGAAAACGCAGAACAATCAGAAGAAAAGACTGATGATTCTGAAAAAGAGGAAAGTGTTTCTGATGAGGATGCTAAAGAACCAGCATCACAAGAAGAAGAACAGGCTGATGAATCAAAGGCACTCGAAGAAACACTGAAATCTACTAAAGAATCCGTTGATGAAGCGTCTAAAACTCTTGCTGAGAAAGGTATTGATTATAGCGCACTCACACAAGAGTACGAAAGCAATGGTGAACTCTCTGAGGACACCTACAAGAAACTTGCGGAAGCAGGTTACCCGAAGGCTGTGGTTGACACCTATATTCGTGGTGTTGCAGCAGCTAACGAAGCATTTACTAACGCTGTGTACAACGCTGCTGGTGGCAAAGCTGAATACAGTAAGTTATCTAAGTACATTGAGAGCAAAGGACAAGACGCTGTTGATGGTTTCAATGACGCTTTGTTGAATGGCTCTTTGTCTACTGTAAAGATGCTTATTAATGGCTTTAAAGCTGAGATGACGTTACGTAATGGTACACAGAAAGCTAGTGTTCTTGGTGGTGGTTCTCCTGCAAGCACTAGCGGTTTCGCAAATGAAGCTGCTATGGAAAAAGCTATGGATGACCCTCGCTATGGTGTTGATGAAGAATACACCAAAAATGTAACTAAACGTCTGAGCAAATCTAAATTCTTCTCGTTCGGACGTTGAGTATTAATACTCAATTTTTAAGAAAAGAAAGAAGGTATGTATAACTTTTATGGCAACTAATATTGTAATTTCTTCTCCCGGTCTTGACTCTAATGATGCGTCCGCTGGTCGCATTAAGATGTTCTTAACCCAATTTGCAGGTGAGGTTCTGAAAGCCTACCGCCGTTCTCGTAAAACCCTTGGTCGACACGTAGAGCGTACTATTGCAAATGGTAAAGCTGCTGAGTTCCCTGTAATGGGTCGCAAGGTAGCTAACTATCTTGCTCCGGGTGAAAGCCTTGATGACAAACGCCAAGCAGAACAACAGACCTCTGTTAAGATTCTGATTGACGGCTTGCTGACCTCTGACTGTCTGATTACTGACCTTGATGACGCTATGAACCACTATGATGTGCGTTCTGAATACTCCTATCAGATTGGCGAAGCTCTGGCTATGGCTGCTGATGGTGGTGTGTTGGCTGAGATTGCTAAGATGGCAACCTCTAACAAAGAGCTGCTGACTGGTCTGGGTAAAGGTAAAGTTGTAACTCGCAAAGTTGCAGGTGGTCTGACCTCTGAATCCGAAGCACTGGGCAAAGCTATTATCTCTGAACTGTTGGAGATTAAGACCGCTATGTCCAACAACTATGTACCGAATGAAGGTCGAGTATGCTATATGCTGCCTGTTGCAGTAAATGCTCTGGTAGCATCTAAAGACGCTATCAACAAAGACTTTGGTGCTGTGGCAACCATTACCGACGCTACTGTAACTCGTATCGCTGGTATTGATATTGTCGAAGTTCCTCATCTGACTGTTGGTGGTATCACTAAAATTGACAACGGCACTCCCGAAGGTCTGATTCAAGGTACTGGTCATATCTTCCCGGCTGCATACAAAGATAAGTGTGCTTTCTTGGTAGCTCATCGCTCCACTGTTGGCACTCTGACTCTGAAATCTTTCCAACTGGAACATGGTCGCCGTATTGAATACCAAGCTGACCAAATCGTTGGCAAGTATGCTATGGGTCATGGTGGCTTGCGCCCCGAAGCTGCGTTTATGGGTGTTATTGAACCCTCTGTGTAACTGAATAATACACACTAAATAATGGGGAGTATCTTCGTGGTACTCCCTATTTTTTTTTTCTATACGGAGGTAAATACAAATGGAATTAACAGCTTTAACAGAGCTTGATGCGGTCAATGAAATAATTAGCATTATAGGTGAGTCGCCCATTAACACCCTCGAAGATTTAAAGAATGTTGATGCTATTAGTGCGTTGCGCATTTTGAGGAACGTGGCCAGACAGGAACAATCTCGTGGTTGGTCTTTTAACATCATCTCGGAACACACCTTGACACCAGATGCTTACACTGGTCGAATTAGATGGCAGGAAAATTACTTGTTCTTGAAGGGTTCTGGTGGTGAGAAACTTGTCCATAGTGGTGATTATGTCAAAGACCTTTCCACTGGTGATGTTACCTTTACACAGCCTATTACCTGTGAAGCGGTTCTGCTTGTTCCCTTTGAGGAACTGCCAGATGCTATGCGTAACTATATTATCACTAAGGCTGCCTTTAAGTTCCAAAGTCGCTACTTTGGTGATGATAGTATTACACAGATTACTACACAGGAAATTCAAGAAGCATGGATGCACTTGCAGGAATACGAGATGGACAACAACGATTACAACATCTTGGATAACATGAGTGTAACCGACTTGAAACAGAGAGGTTGATAAATGCTAATCAATCAAGATATTAAAAACTTTGTGCAAGGTATTAGCCAACAACCACCTACCTTGCGTGACCCAGAGCAGCTCGATGAACAACTGAATGGTTACTCATCGGAAGCAGGTGGCTTACAGAAAAGACCACCGACAATGCTTGTGTCATCGTTGGCAAGAAAATTCACTAAGAATACAAAACCTTTAATACATTTTATAGACAGGGATGCCTATGAGAAGTACATTGTACTTTTTACAGGTGATGATATAAAGGTGTATGACCTTAAAGGTAATGAGAAACAGGTTACTTTTGCGGAAGGTACAAAACCATACATCTATACTGAGAAACCTCGATATAACTTAAAAGTAACCACGATTGCTGATTATACTTTTATTTGTAATACAATGCAGCGTACTAAAATGTCTGATGCTGTCGACGATAACTCTTGGAATAACCAAGGTTTACTTGTCAACATCAAGAATGGTCAGTACGGCAGAACATACAAGATTGTGGTAAATGGTGAAACTGTTGCGAGCTACGAAACACCGGATGGCAGCGACAAGTCCCATACCAAGATGATTAACACTGATGCTATCGTAGAAAAGTTAGCTACACAGGCTGTCGACAAAGGCTTTGTGGTGACAAAAGGTTCTTCTTGGCTCTATTTGAAGAAAAGTGCTATCGTTACTGAACAGGGTGAAACTATTTATACACAACCTTCTACTACTCCTCAACAGCAGGAGGACAGATTCAAAGCCTTAAATGCAACCTATTTGTATGAATGGATGGGTGGTGTATACGTCAATTTTGTTAAATCCACTGTTACAAGGAACGTAGGTACAATCACTGTCACTATACCCAAGAGAGAACTTCTGACAGCAGAACGTGACATTGAATCCTACACCAAGGTCAAAGAAGAGATTGACAGGTGTAGAAAGGATAGTTGGGTAGTCGCTCAGACTGAGGGTACACTCCCTATTTATGTAATGGGTGATTTAACTGACCAAACAAGAGAAGCAGAAGTGTACACTATTGAGTATGCCGAGAATACACAAACTCCGTCTTACAGTGTCGCTAAGTCTGTAATTAAAAATGCTGTTGTGTATGATGGCTATAACAACCAAGCTGCTTTTGGTATCATCAAGTCTACCCAAAAGTTCACTAACTTACCTGCTAGTGCGCCAGATGGTTTCATTGTGAAAATCACAGGTGAAAAGGGTAGTAACACAGATGACTATTATGTTCGCTATGATGCAGAAGCACAGGTATGGCGTGAATGTGTCAGACCGCTGTTGAAGAATCATATTGATAACAAAACGATGCCCCACGTACTCGTGCGTGAAGCAGATGGTACATTTAACTTTAGAGTTGCCGAATGGGATTCTCGTGAGTCCGGTGATGAAGATAGTAACCCATTGCCGTCTTTTATTGATAACACAATCAATGATGTGTTCTATCATAGAAACCGCTTAGGATTCCTTAGTGGGGAAAATGTTATCCTTACTCGTAGTGCTAACTTCTTTAACTTTTGGATGGCGAGTGCTATGGAAGTACAGGACACAGACCCTATTGACCTTGCTGTGTCTGACAACAAGATTGCAACACTCTATCATGCTGTTCCTTTTGATGCAGAACTTATTCTGTTCTCTAAGGATGCTCAGTTTGCTCTGCGCTCTGATAGCGTGTTGACTCCTAAAGATGCCTACTTGACACCACCTGTTACTCACTTTGGTTGTTCCTTAAAGGCAACACCAGTCAATGCAGGACGTAACATTTACTTCCTTGCAGAACGCTCTGAGTATTCCACAGTACGAGAGTTCTTCGTTGCTGCTGATAACACAGACAGTAAAGATGCGCAGGATATTACTTCTCATGTTCCCTCTTATTTACCGAATGGTACTTATAAGATTGTACCGAGTAGTGTTGAGAACATCTTAATGTTTCTCACTGAGGGTGATGAGGAATGTATGTATGTGTATAAGTACCTGTTCATTGACAGTGTGCGTCAACAGGCTTCCTGGTCACGTTGGTCTTTAGGTGGCACTATCTATGGTGCTTCCTTTATTGAGGATTCTTTATATATCGTTGTTGAACGTAATGACTACTTGTGTTTAGAACGTGTTTCTTTCACGTTTAACACAGAAGATTTACCGAGTGAACCTTATCGTGTTCTGTTGGACTGCAAGCAGGAAGTAACTGTTCCACAAGGTTGCTTCAATGAACTGCAAGGTGAAACTACTATCAACATTAAGTCTTTCTATAATGAGATTTATGAACCAGATAGAAAGTATGGCATTATTACTGCTGATGGTACTTTCAAAGAGGTTGATGCTGATGGTATTGTGGTACTCAATGGTAACTATGAAGGCAAGCATATTATTTGTGGTTTAATCTACAAATTTAGGATTGCTCTTTCTACTATTTATGTTAAGAGTGAAAGCGAAAGAGGAACACAAGCCTTGTTAGAAGGTAGGTTACAACTCAGACAGCTTTGGATAAACTATGCTGACAGCGGTTACTTCGTGGTTAAGGTTGATGTGCTTGATAAAGCCACTTACGAGTATATCAACACAGGAAGAACCTTAGGTACTACGGACAGTACACTTGGTAAGCTGATGTTCTCAACAGGTAAATTTACAGTACCTATTCAAAGCCTTAACACAAACTGCAAGATTAGTGTTGAATCGGATGCTCCTGCTCCGGTGGCTCTGATTGGCGCAGGTTGGATTGGTAACTATGTAAGGAGGACAAAACAATTTTAAGATTAGAGAAAATGACAATCAAGTACTTTATGAACTTTATGGAGTCTAAGCGTCCTGCGGATGTGCGAGAGGTTGAGCTTATGAATGGCTGTGACTTCTACGATGTTCCTGTTGTTGACTATGCAGACGCAACTGTGCTTGTTGATGATAATGATGAAGTCTACGCTATTGGTGGTGTACAAGAAGTGGTTGAAGATGGCTTTAAACTTAACTATGTATGGATGCTCTGTACTGGTATGGTTGAAAGACGCCAAACTGTTTTCCTACGTGCTGCCAGAGAGTTGCTTAAAGTTTACCTTGATAAATACACACACTTAGAGAATTGGGTGTGGTTAGGTAATGAGCAACACGTAAAATGGTTGAAGTGGATGGGAGCTTATTTCTATGATGTTCAACAGGTCAATGGCGAGGATTTTCAATGTTTTGTGTTTGCTAAGAAGGATGATAAATAATGTGTACTGTGCCTGCTGGTGTCAGCACTGCTCTGCAAATCGGTGGTGAATACCTCGGTCAGAAAGCACAGTATAAGCAAGCACAGGCTCAGTTGGATGCACAAGCGAAAGCTGCTATCACACAGATGAACTTTGCATACCAAAACTACGAACAGGAACGTACTGATGCCTTTGATGCTGCTGTTTCTGAAATCACAAAGACACGTCAAAATGCCTTGCAGCTCAACAGTGCTGTGAAGGCTGCCGTTAACGAGAACGCTAGTGGTCGAACTGCTAACATGATTGTGCGTTCCGTTGAGGGTGATACTGCTCGTGCGGTAGCGTCTGTTAAGGATAACTACTCACGTAAGTCTAACGAGATTGATTTAAATGAAGATGCTACCTTTAAGTCTACCGCTAGTCATATTGATAACCTTAATGCGTCTGCGCCTAAGATGCCCGGACGCTTTGCTAACTTCTTGACTTCTGCTAACACCATCTTGCAAAACACTACTACTGTGTTGAATCAGAAGGCTGCTGTTGAAGCAAGTGGTCAGAAGTGGGACTGGTGGAAAGGTGGAGCTAAGAAAGTATCCGCTAAAACTTGGGTAGGCAACACGCCACGTTCGGTATACGAAAAGATCGGAGCTGGCACAGGTGTATACAAGAAAATTAAGAAATAAAGGATGGTAAATAAATGTCAAATCCAATAGCTAGTGCTTTAGGCACACAGCGACAATTTACCAAACAACCAGAAGCACCCTATCAAAAGAGGTTAATCACACCATCTTTTGGTAGCGGTATTTCTGCTTCCATTGATAACAATGCGTTAGCACTTGCTCGCTCGTTGGGTTTACTTGGTTCTGGTTTGATTGGTGAAAGTATCGCTGCTGATAAACGCGCGGAGATGATTGGTAAAGCAGAAGCAGACCGAATCTTCTCTGTGACTTCTGAGAAAGACCGAGAGAAACTTTCTACATTAGATATACTTGGTCAATCTGGAAAGTTTGATATTGCTGATAACCCCTATGCGGTAGCACGTATTGATGAACTGCGTGGTCAGCATTTGAATACATTGTTCAAGCAGGAGTATGAAAACGAAGTAGTTCCTAACCAAGAATTACCCGATAACTCCCAACAGAACATCTTGAACTTTGAAACCTTTATGGACAAAAAGCTGAAAGATTCTGGTGTTAAGGCATATAACAGAACCGCTTTTGAAAAAGGTTTCTATGGCTCTCGTCCGTTGGATGTGTTACAACAGGATGCTAGTTATCGTAAACGTAGACAAGCTGATTTTGAAGCTGATAGAGATGCTGCTATTGTTTCTAAATATGATGATTTAGCAACAAAGAGTATAAATATGTCGAGTGAAGATTTTGCAAAAGCAGCACAAGAACTACAAACAGACAATATGCTTACTTGCTGCAATCTTACGGATAGAATTAAGTTTTTAAACAATTTTGCAAAACAAGTTGTAACAAATGGCAATGCTGAGCATATAGAAGCTTGGGGTGAAACCGTTGCTTACTTCAAGGCTGATGGTACAGAAGTAAAAATCAAAGATGTTTTACCTTTAGGTGAATATAAAGAAATGGCTGAGAAGTCTGGTGTATATCTCAATAATAAAAAGGCTTTGGACTTTTTTAAAAGCTTAGAAAACGTACCATCTATTCTAATACCAGAAAAATTTACTGAGTTAAAAGCTAAAGACCCACTCTTGTGGAAAGCTGTTGCACATACACAAGATAGTATGTGTAATCAACGGAAGAAAGAAGAAGTTGCAAAATTAAAAGAACATCAAAAACTTTTAATTGAAGGTCAGAAGCAGACCTATGCGTTCACATCTATGCAATCGAGATATGAAGCGTGGGATAATGGTAAATCTATGGGGACGGATGGTTATACAACTACGTCTGATAAATATACATATGTTGGCAAAGAGTATTCCTATTCAGAAAGAGATATTAACAATTTTGGGCAGACTTTGTTAGCACAAATTTATAATGATGCTTCTCTTACTGATGTGGAGAAAGCTGAAAAAGCTTTACACGCACTATCTTATCCACCTTTCAAAAAGACATACTTGAAAGCTATGGAAGCACAGTATTCTGATGTTTTAGGTGGTTTACATAAGAATAGCGAAAAGTTAAATGAAGCAGGTAATAAAATGCTCAATATGTATAGAGTTGACCCCGCTATGTTTAAATCATTATTTTCTGATGATTTAGTAAGGAATGTTGAGTTACTTAATACATTAGTGAAAAATAATAATGATAGCATTAGTGATGCAGCAAATGATTATCAAGCTGTCAAAAATACACAAGCTGATAGTGAACGGATGCGGAGCTTTAAATCAGACTATACAGGGACTGATTCTTTCGTTGAAGTAGAATCTTTAGGTGGGGAAGGTAACACAAAGAGCATCAATGTCACGGATGGTGCTAATCCTGCTATTGCGAAGGCACACTATAATGCTTATTTAGTAGCTCGTGCTGCTGGTATGAATCTTGAAGATGCTATGACGAAGGCAAAGCAGACAGTAGCATCTTACTATATGGAATATGATGGATGTGCTATTAATAAAGCATTTACTTACAACATTCAGTCAGACAGGAAAGAAGTAGAAGCTAAAGCTTTTCTTGATATGCAGAAAGCACAAGGAGCTGACCATTTTATGTTTGATGGAAATGATGAACTTATTGTGTATAGGGGAACGAAGGTTCTTGCTGTTTACAACACTGCTACGTTTGCGGATGCTGTTAACAACTGGATTATTACTAGAATAGAAGAACCTAAAGTTGAAGAAGGATTCATAGATAAGGTTTTAGGTTTATTTAAAGGTGACAATAAGCAGCAAGTGAAGGTTAATGATGTGTACAATCCATTAGACCCTTCTGCTGGTATTGAGCATATGTTAGATAATGCGAGGTAATTATGACACTAAATGATATTGCGCAACGTACATCGGATAGGTTAGCGAGTGCTTATGGTAGAAATATTCCTTCTGCTTGGATTTATGCACAGCTCGCCCACGAAACTAATGGTGGTACAAGTGACTTAGCTGTTAACTATAATAACTTTGCTGGTTTAACTCAAACACAGGATAATGGTTTAGCACAACCAGATGGAAGTAACTATTATATGTCATTTGATTCACAAGAAGATTTTGCTGATTACTTTGCGGATTACTTGAACTTATATGAAGGTGATGGTCTATTCTCAGCTACCAATATTCAAGAATATGCCAGTGCATTGAAAAATGGTGGTTATTTTGGAGATAGTGTTGAAAACTATGTTAATGGTATGAATAATTGGCTAGGAAATAGTAATGCAATAGGGTTTGATGATTTTGCAATGATAGCAAATGATAAACTTAATCCTAAAATGCCACTAAGCATAGAACAGCCAGAAGCGCCCTCTCCTAAAGAAGTGGGAGCAGCTACACTAGAAGATAAGTTTTTTAATTCTCTGTATGATTCTGCTATATGGGGAACATTCCGCACTTTAGCAGCTAAGAAGGATATGCCGGATGATGTTGACTTTAAGCTCACACAGGAGGATATAGATAATATTCAAAAAGAACTAGGGGGCGATTATGCAGCTACCCTTTATGTATGTCAAAATGCTCATAGTGCAGCTCAACTCAGAAAGCTTACTGCTATGAAACGAGCAGATATTGAACGAAGGGAACGAGTGGATGCTTCTGGTATTGACGAGAATACATTAGGTACTATTGCTGGTGGTTTGCTTGACCCTTTGAATTTAATTCCTCTTGCTGGTGCTGCTGGCAAGGTAGGGCGATTTGCTCGTTATGCCAAACTTGCAGGTACTTATTCTGCTTTTAATGTAGCAGAGAGGAGTGCAACACAGACCCTAACTGGTTATCAACAGAATTTACCTATGGCAGCTCTCGTTGGTGCATTTGCTGGTGGTGGTATTCCTTTAGGTTTTGACTTGGCAGGTAAGTTTTTATCTAAGACAGTTAAAACTGGTAGGGAACTGATGGGGCAAAGTTTAGTGATGCGTGACACCGCTAATGCCTTAGCTGCTGGCAAAAAAGCACCTAATCAAGTAATGTCCTCAACGGATTTTCTTGAAAGGCTTAACAAAATTCATGATGTTGATTTTGCAACACAATTTGCTGACAAAGCATTACGTAAAAGACTTTCACCTAAGAAGGGTGTGTTTGTTACATCTTTAAAAGAAGCACAGCAGATATACAAGGAGTATGGTGTGGATGTACCTCATAATGCCAAGGCGTTATATGATGATGTTACTAATACTGCTGTGTTGATTAAGGACAATATTGATGATTTAACACAAGTAGAGAAACTTTTATGGCATGAAAAAGGTGCGCATGGATTACGTCATATACTTAAAGAGAAAGAATATAATGCACTTATGGAGAAAGTAAGAGCAAAACTAGATAATCCTTCACCTGCTATGCGACGTGCAATGGCAAAGGCAGAAGGTTCTCGAAACCCAGAGGAAATCTTAGGCTACCTGGTGGAAGAAGCTAAACCGAGTAATCCTCTTATGAAAGCTTTGCGTAAGGCAGTAAATAGAGCTTACAATGCAGCAGGTTTTGAGGGGCGTATGTCTGATGATGAACTTATTGATATTGTGAAGGCTGCTGCTGAGGTTAACATGGAGAACAGTAAAGGTTATCGTGTGTTAGCAGATGGTTCTACTATTTATCATGGTGTTCACTTTTCTCAAAATAATCCAGTTAACCCTGCAATAGTTTCTCGAAATATTAAAGATTCATTAAAGGATTGGGCAAGACGTAGTGCTATCTTAGCCACACCATATTCATTAGCTAGAAACTCTTTGTCTAAGATTATGCGAGAGTTTGGTGATATTATGATGATTAACCCCTACAAGGATAAGACACTTAAAAGAATCCCTGTGGAGGAATACAAAAGGCAGATAGTTAATAAGCTTAATCCTTACATCAATAAGTACCATGAAGCAAGACAACAATATATCTTAAAGCAACTACCGCTTGCTGGTCGATTTAGTCCGCAGATGAAGCTTGATTTTGATAAAGCTGTTACCATTTGCTACAATGCTACTTACGGTAATAATATTGCTGCCCATATAGGGGTGCAGTTTGACCCTATTGTTATACAAGCAGCAAAAATTCAAAAAGAACTGCGTGATACCATTATTGATATTGCACAAAATTTTGATAAAATGACTGGTGGCTTAGGCGAGAATCTATTAGATAAAGCATGGAAAAATATTGATGATGAAACATGGCGTTTTATTGATGTTGATAAATTATCCTCTTTCATTAGTAGGTTTTCTAAGGGTAAAAAAGATGCTATCGCTTTTCTCTCTGACTATGCTAAGACAGCAGCTAAACGTGATATTATTCGTCAGCAATTAGACGAAGAAGCTGTGCGTGTGTGGCAGAAGGAAGCACAAGAGTTAGCAAAGAAAGGTTTACCCGCTCCACCTAAACCTCAACCAATAACTGACACACGGATAGAAGAAGAAATTGAAAAAATGGCAGATAAGTGGGCACTTGGCGTTGTTGACCACAATACACACAACAGAGGTGCTAGTATTCGTGACCTCACCGATGGTGCAAGGTCTTTACCAAACTTCCGTCATCGTATGCCTATGGACACATCTACTACCATGAAGTGCCCTCTCGGTTTTGATTTCAGTTTTGATAATGAACTGCGTGAGTTTGATTTTGACCGCACTGTTCCATACCTGTGTAATAGAATTGCTGGTGAAGCTGCTTTAAGTACATACTTGAAGAATACAACCAGAAAAGCAGAGGACTTTTTTGGTAACAGTATTAATATGCTTGATAATGTGGCTAACAAACGCAGGGAAATTGAAATGGAGTTGAAGGATGCCTGTGATAAAGGCTATATATCTAATGCAGATGTAAGGCAGGAACTTGAAGCTTTTGATTATGTTATCAGTAAGATACGTGGTGTAGATGCTGAATATAAACCAAAAACTTATGGTGATGCTTATGCGGAGTTATTGACTAACGCTTCTTACTTCCAAAATGGTGGTTTAATGGGTGTTAACCAATTTGGTGAAATGGGTGGTCTTATAGCACATTGTGGTATTGATTGCCTATTAGATATTATGCCCGGTATTGGTAAAACGCTGCGTGATATTCAGTATGGAAAGACATTCAATAAAAATATGGATGAGCTTACATTAGATGTTATGGGTGATGAAGTTTCGCAACATATTTGGCACAATATTGAAGCTACATCAACAAGAAATTTTAGAGATGTAGCAGCACATAATAGCAGGATAGCTAATATAGCTGATAAGGTTGGTAGTTATGTTAAAACGATGGATTCCGTTGTGAATACACTAAACTTTCTTCCTAAACTGGAATATACGATGCGTCAGAGCACACGTAAGCAGACAGTTATTGATGTTGTGAAATGGGCAAATGGCAAAGAATTTAATTGGTGGAGAAATCCTTTTAGTAAGGGAAAATGTGATGCAGCAGGTATAACAGATGCTGATGCTTTCAGACAAGCTTTAAAACCTTACTTGAAATATGATTCTAAAGGAAAGCTAACTTCTTTTGATTATAAAGCATTGGAGAAAGCTGACCCAGATAATGCCATTCGTTTTAGAACACTGGTAGACTTCCAATCTGACAGAGCTGTTACATCAAATAACACTATTGGTGACGCTAATTTACTGAAAGGTACTTCTCCTTTTTGGCGTGTGTTTTTTCAGTTTAAGGATTTTGCACTTAGGGCAACACATACACAATCCATGAGAGCTTTTAAGAATAAGGAAGTTGAAGATTTTTTATCTTTTGGTTTCTCCGTGTTTACAACAGCAGCAGCTACTTTAATGGCAGATAACATGCGTGCATGGGCAAAATATGCTAATAATGAAAATAAGCGCAAAGAATATCTTAAGAAAAATGACTTACAAGATAGTAAAACATGGTTTAGATTCATTCAAAGAACCCCTATGTTATCTTTTGCATCTCCAGCATTTGATGTTTTGGATGTTATTGGTATGAATCCTTTAGAGAGTGCGAGGACTACTGTTAGTAGACCTAACAAAAACAAGAAAAGCTTTGTTGATAGTCCAGATGCATATTTAGGAGAAGCAGTTACTCAACTTCCAGCTATTAGAACAGGCTTTGATGCTTTAAAAGCTGTTGCAAATTCTAGTAAAGATATGTATAATAAAGGTAAGTTATCAAAAGAGGATATAAGATTAATAACCGATACAATGATTGGACGAACTATGCTTCCAGCAGTATATTTACGTGAAGAATTGTTAAAGAACTCACCACGGCAAAAGAAGTATAAATATAGTAATTAAATTCGGAGGTGTATAAAATGGCTAAGTTATTAGGAACTTTAAGCTCTTTGTTCATATTGTATGCAGCTACTATGACATCAATAGGCACGAATACAATAGTTTATTTAGTTATATTTGCACCCTTTGCATTGATGCTTTTGTATTCTATATGGTTTACTAAACCTTGGTACGAGGAAACAAAAGAATAACTTTCAAACAAACTTTATGACACTACTTAGTTCAACTAGGTAGTGTCTTTTCTTTTATGTAAACAAAAAGTACGGTGCAACGCTAATAGGGAAATAACGCACCGTACTTGTAGTTCATTTACTTGTTAAAGTAACGTGAAATGATTACATGAGCAATAACATTCACGGCAATGGGTAGAACTACTTGACCCATCACAAAGGAAATAACTTCCTTCAAAATTTAGCATCAACCTTTCTTAGTTATTTCCGAGCCATTTAAGAAATCGGATGCTATTACTTATTGTATCATTTCGCTTGCTTATTATCAAATACATTAAGGAGTGATAAAAATAGAAAAAGCATTGAAAACTTCCGTTACCTACAACGGAACAGGCTCTCAGACTCGCTTTGATTTTCCGTTTGATTACCTGCGGAAATCCTTTGTGCGTGTTTCTGTTAACAACGAGCCAATGGATAACACAGCCGACTACACCATTGATAGTCGCACTGTGGTGTTCCATGATGCTCCACCGAGTAACAGTGTTATTCGTATTTATCGTGAAACTGATACTTCTAGATTGGTAGTGTGGGCAGACGCAAGTGTTCTGAAAGCTTCCGATATGACCATCCAACAGGTGCAGCAACTCCACATCTTAGAGGAAGCAAATGATTGGACTAAGACCAACTCTATTGTTCTCAATGACGAAGGTAACGCATGGCAAGGACGTAATTATCGTGTGTCTAATGTATCTGACCCGACAGAAGCACAGGACGTTGTAACCAAGAATTACTTAGAGAACACCGAGGATTCCTTTGTGCAGCGCATGAACGCTATCAAGACACAGACTGAACAATTTGCTAACACAGCAGGTAATAACAAAGATAGTGCCTATAAGAGCGCACAGGCTGCTAGTGTATCTGCTGCAAGTGCTGCTGAAAGCGCAAAGTTAGCCGAAGGTTACAAAACAGCAGCAGAAACTGCTAAGAGCAATGCGTCCCTTTATGCTGCCAACGCTAAGACCTCTGCTGATAATGCAACTGCTAGTAAAGAAGCAGCTCAATCTGCTGCTACTACTGCTAGTAACTTTGCGTCTGATGCAAGAAACAGCGCAGGTGAAGCAAAGACCTATAAGGACAATGCAAAAACCTACATGGACAATGCTAAGAATTATAGTGAGAATGTTAATGTGTTTGTTCCTAGTGTGTCCTCTGCTGGCGTCTTAAGTTGGACGAATAAAGCTGGACTGACGAATCCTGCGAGCGTGAATATCAAAGGTGCAAAAGGTGCTACAGGTACTGCTGCAACTATCACGATTGGTAGTGTGACTACAGGTGCAGCAGGTAGTAATGCAAGTGTTACCAATAGTGGTACTGCTAGTAATGTTGTGTTGGACTTTACGTTGCCTAGAGGTAAAGATGGCAAAGATGGTGGCGTTACTGTTGATGCTGAACTGTCTAATACATCTACGAACCCTATTCAGAACAAGGCTGTTAATACTGCTATCAATACTATGAAAAACAATATGACACAAGGTTTTCAAACTGTTACTGCTAGTATCCCTACTAAAGTATCAGATTTAGAAAACGATGCTGGCTATGCGAAAACGTCTTATGCTAACATGTGGACAGCTCAACAGAATTTTTATGACCTTATGCTTAACCGAGAGAAGTACACTACTTATGTTGTCAATGGCACATCCGATACACCTATTACATCTACAATGGTTTATGTCGTAGTAGGAGCATTTACACTTGACCTTGCTACTTTGGCTGGGGCATTAAGTGCTAGTCAATCATCCGTATTTACTGCATATTTTGCTGCAAATGCAGATTACAGTTTGACTATAAGTAATGCAGGAAAATTAAAATATGTTGGTAGTGCAAGTGACGTAGCTATTACAAGCGCAGGATTGCTCCTTAACATATGGATGAGCAAAGATGGCGGTGGTACGCTCACTAGCATTGTGCAAGCTAGTAAGTTATCGTAGAGGTGGTGCATAATGGGACTTAATAGAATGATGATGAATAGCGGAGTAAAGGTTGAGGATGGTAGCAAGAAGTGGAGTTATAGGGAGGCAGATAATAAAACAATAGCTTTTACTGTTCCACCGGGGGTTAAAAGAATCAAAGTGGTTGCAGTAGTTGACTATGCTGAAGATACCGAAGACTATTCAAGTTTTTATGCTTGTATTAAAAATACAATAAATAATATAAAGTGGGGGTGAAGGCATCTCAGAATGTGAGACACTTGAAAATATAAACCACGTAGATATTGATTCTATTGTAGGCGTAACACCAAATAAAACCTATACATTGCATTTTGACTGTTATTATACAACAGATGGTGTAACTTTTTCATGGGGTAAAGCAATAAATGACATGACACCCACAGTTGAAGATTATTAAGCAAAGGAGGAACATCCATGTTAACAAGACTTATGTTTGGCGGGGGGGTACTGCGCAGGTATTGATAATGCAAGCTGGACAGCAATTCGTATCGTCGGTACGCTACTATTATGGTTATAAAACTTCTAGTCCTGTGTATGGTTCTCTCACACCTAAATATATTGAATATCAAGGCAAACAATATGAAATAGGTAATTTTTATACTACTCCTTATGGTATTTCCTTGCTCACTTTCCAAAACAATATAGCACCTCCTGCCACAACTATTGTTATTGAGGTGAATGGTAAAAAATATACTATGGTGAAAAATGAGGATACTGGTAGTTTTAAACGTGAAGCTAACATCTTTACAAACACAGGCACATACACAATCAAAATCCTATCAATAGAATGAGGTGATTAAATGCAAACAACCTATAAATACAAAGACAAAGATTACTCTAACCTTTATGCCTTATCCGAAGCCTTAGGCAAAGAGGGTATCTTTATTCCGCGATCTTTGCCGGATGCAGAATTGGAAATGCTGGGCGTAACCATTACCCATACGGAAGAGCCGTTAGAGGTAATTAAGCAGCGTAAGATTTCGGAGCTGAAATATCAAAGAGACACGGCAGAGGTAGAGCCGATTAAATATGGCGAACATGCTTATGATTACGATAGCAAGGCGAGGGATAGAATCAGCGCAGCTATTATCGCACTGGAACTGCAAGGCGAAGGAGCCACAATAGAGTGGACTACGGCAGATAATGCCGACACGCCAGTGACGGCTAACGATTTAAAGATTATTATTGCTGCCGTTGCAGTACGCTCAAACACATTGCACACTGCATATCGTGTAGCAAAAGGAAAAGTTGAGGCAGCGACTACAGCGGCACAGGTAGACGAGGTAACACTGAATGAACAACACGAATAATTCGTTGAATGACGAAATCTTACGGAACACCCCACCGATAGGAGTATCAACCCTAACAGTGCTGGGTGTTCCTCTGTCTGATATGGTCTACGTGATGACAATTATTTATATCTTAGTGCAGATTTTCTGTACTATTTATAGAACCTACAAATCGACAAAGGAGAGTGATGTTTAACACATGAAATTATCAGAACACTTTGATTCCACCGAGTTCGCCTGTAAGTGTGGCTGTGGTGGTATGAATAATGGCGCAGGAGTTGACCCTCGGTTAGTAGAGGTGTTAGAAGGTATGCGAAAGATTTTGGGTGTACCTTTGGAGCTGTCCTGTGCTTATCGCTGCCCTACCCATAATGCAGAAGTAGGTGGCGTGTGGAACTCTCAGCACGTATATGGTAAAGCTGCTGATGTTCAGAAGCCTAGTGGTGTATCTTTGCAGCGTCTTGTGGATGCAGCGGAAACTGCTGGTGCTGATGGTATTGGTGTTTACGATTGGGGAGTACACGTTGACGTAAGGGGGTATGCAGCAAGATGGTAAAAGTTAAGGAAGAACTTATTGATAAAATTGCAGAGTTAGAAGTACAAGCATTACTTACTGCTCTGCAAGACCCTACATTGAAAACTGACCCATCAATTCTTGCTCGTGCCAGGAGTTTTCTGAAAGACAACAAACTGGTTACCACCCCGGAAACCCCAGGTGTCAAACAGATTCAGAAAGCTACTACCATTGATATTCCGGACTTTACGGAAGAAAGTGACAGTGTTGTCTTACAGTGATACACTGGGCAGATGAACAAGTACAACGTGCGAAGGACGATTTCAGAGTATTCCTGTTCATGGTATGGAAAGAGATTGGCTTGCCTAATCCTACACCTATCCAAATTGATATAGCGAATACCTTGCAGCACCCACCGAATGACCGCTTCATTTTGGAGGGTTTCCGTGGTGTTGCAAAGTCCTTCATCACTTGTGCTTTTGCGGTATGGGTTCTTTGGAATGACCCTCAGAAGAAAGTGTTGATTGTGTCCGCTGGTAAAGACAGAGCGGATGCAAACGCTATCTTCATTAAAAGAATTATTTTTACACTGTCTTTCCTGGCTCATTTGAAACCTAAAAAGGAACAGAGAGATACACAGAATATCTTTGACGTAGCACCTGCTTCACCAGATATTTCTCCGTCTGTAAAATCCGTAGGTATCTATGGTCAGATTACTGGTTCTCGTGCTGACGTGCTGATTGCAGATGACGTTGAGATTCCTACCAATAGTGGTACACAAGTTCAACGTGATAAACTGAGTGAAGCGGTACGTGAATTTGATTCTATCATCAAACCTAAAGGACTTATCATCTACCTAGGTACACCTCAGAATGAAATGTCCTTGTATAACGAATTACAAAATCGTGGTTATGAATGTATAATTTACCCTGTGCAATACCCGGAAGATGATGCTATCCGTAACTTCTATGGTGACAGACTAGCTAAGGTTATCGCTGATAGGTATGACACAAACCCCACAGCATACGCTGGTTATCCTACTGACCCACAACGCTTCAATGAGGAAGAAATTGATAAGCGTAGGCTCTCGTATGGTAAAGCTGGCTTTGCTCTGCAATTCTTGCTTAACACAAACCTTAGTGATGCTGAAAAATATCCGTTGAAGGTGGCTGACTTGATTGTCACGAACCTGGACATTAAGGAAAGTTCTCTCACGTGGTCTTGGGCAAATGGTAACGGACAGCGACATGGTGATTTACCTTGTGTGGCTCTTAAAGGTGACTACTTCTATGCACCTCTTGGACGCTCTGAGGAAACCGCTAAGTATCAGACTGTCATTATGTTCATTGACCCCTCTGGACGTGGCAAGGACGAAACCGCATATGCTATTGTAGCTTTTCTTAATGGCTATTTGTTCCTGCTGGACGTGGATGGTTTTAGGGAAGGTTATGCGGAAACAGTGCTGCGTACCATTGCGACACGTGCGAAAGCCTTTGGTGTTAACAAGATTGTTGTTGAACCTAACTTTGGTGGTGGTATGTTTGCACAGTTGCTTAAACCCTTTGTAAGCACGATATATCCTGGTTGTGCTATTGAAGATGGCAAAGCTGCCACTATCCAAAAGGAAGCACGTATTATAGATACTCTTGAACCTGTTATGATGCGACACAAGTTGATTGTGAATCAGCAGGTGATTGAGAATGACTACAAGGTGTATGAAAAAGACCCTCAGTACAGTCTGTTCTACCAGATGACACGCCTTTCTCGTGAGCGTGGGGCACTGGCACACGATGATAGACTGGATGCTGTTGAAGGTGCTGTTGCCTATTTCCTTGATATGCTCAGTATGTCAGAGCAGCAAGGGTTTGATGAATTGTTGGAAGAGCAATTAGAAAAATGGTTAGACCCGGATTATGGAGTTTTGTATAAGGATGAATCATGCATACAGGATAAGTTTATAGCTAACAAAAGGAAGGGCAATTCCTTCAAAAATTGCAATATACTAAACAAATACTATGCAGTTAGGGAAGGCTAACTCAAATTCTGAAAGCCTTACTGACACACAAATATACAATCTCCTTACTGACACACGTATAGAAGAAAGCTCCAGAAGGTTTATATAATGTTACTTCATGTTCCCTCGAAGAGATGACTCATGAACGTAGTTATTATTATCACTTTCATGTTACCTCTGAAAGCTTATATTTAATTATAATTATTATAATCATAGATACATTCAGAAAGACATACAGAAAGCTTATTCTTCTTATGATTATTACTTAGACCTCGGTAAGATGTATACCCTAGTTCCTCCCTCCTAAGGTATACTTCTTACTGTTATTTATAAATAGAATTATTAAAGAAAGAGAAGGTGATTAATAATGGAAGATGCGAAGGTAAAGTTACGAACCTTCTATCTCACTTACCAGAAGTACATCAGCCTTACCTTTAGTTTAATCACTGTGGCTTTCTTTTATGCCCTTCACCGAGGGGACTTAAAGTACCTCGTTGAAATACTAAAGGTAGCACAAACCCTAATCCAAATCCTGTGTGGTACTACCGCATGATAAACAAAAAGATAGCAGCAAGTCTGCTAGCTGGTGTGTTGATTGGTTGTGTATTAGCTAACACATATATCTCGGTCAGACGTGTAGGGAACACAGAAGTCCACACACAGGAAACACCTGGGATTACCACCGAATCCACTCTCAAAGTGACCTCCAAGACCACCAAGAGTGACCCGGATTTGGTTGTGTCTAATAGGTATGTGGCGAAGATTGATGGTAAGTATGTGGAAGCACCTGTGCAAACCACAAAAGATACATCTACTGCTGTTGTGTCTACCACTATCGACGTGACACCGCTTGTTAAACAGATGACCCCTAAGTGGGAAGCAGGTGTTGGTGTTGGATATGTGGATAAAGAAATACTGCCCTGTGTTAGCTTGCAGAGAAACTACAAGCAAGACAAGGCAGTCGAAGCAGTAATACAAATGGATACACAAGGACACTTCAAAGGTGCTAGTGTCATCCATAAGTGGCGATTTTAAATTGTAAGGATGTGTGATAAAATATGAAGGAAAATGATTGTGTTCCTTCTTTCTACACACCGAAGGAAGTGGCTGCCATTCTGAGATTCAAGAAGGTAGACCAGGTGTATACCCTGTGTCACAGCAGGGTCATACCCTCTTTCCAACTCGGTAGGAACTGGCTGATACCTAAAGACAGGTTCCATGTGTGGTTAGAAGAACAGATAAATGGTTAACCCTTTGTCACTTGATAATACCCCTTCTGTTGTGACAAAGATTGTGACACAGGATTGCGGAAACCGCATATTAACGCTATTGTAGGAATATTAAATATAACAAATCGTTATAACATTTAACTTGACTATCGGCAGTACCTATTTTATAATAGCCTCACACACAGAGATGGGTTTTGTGTGTAGAGGAGAATTAAAATGCAGAAAAA